TCAGCTCTTGCGGTTCCAGGGCGCAGTGGCCGGCTTGATCGCGGCGGGCCGTGCCGCCGGGCTCGACTGCATTGGACTCGACTGCACCGGGCTCGATGTTGCGGGGCTCGACGTCGCGGGGCCCGTCTGGCCCGCAGGATCCGGCACGAGGTAGCGGATCGTGTTGCGTTCGCCGAACTCGTCCTTTGGAGGCTTCACGCCGACCTGGATCGTCATCGCGATCAGGTGCAGTTCCTCGCTGTCGTTGACCTGCAGTTTGCCCGTGGCGTGGCAGATCGCCGACAGCGTGCGCTGAGCGATTTCCACCGTGGTCGGGTTGGCATTCACCAGGTTCAGCTGATCGAAGATCTTGCGGCCCCGGTGCTGCCCCTCGACGATGTCCAGCATCAGCCAGAGATATCGGCCCATGCCGTTGCGGGTGACGCGCATTTCGCTCTCGACGATCTGCGCGCGGTACTTGCCGGCCGGCAGCACCTCGTGGGCGGCGGTGGGCTCGACCCCCGAGGCGTCAAAGGCGGTGTCGAAACGTGCCATGTCTGTTCTCCAGTCCTGTCGGGGTCATTCGGGCTGCGGCATCGCCTCGACGAAGGCCTTCCAATCGAGCGGAAGGGTGTCGGGCAGGCCGTAACGGTTCTTGGCAAGGAAGGCCGGGCGCTCGGCGGTGTGCATGACGCGCTCGCCGGCCCCGAGCGCGCGGGCCACCTTCTTGTTGAAGCCGACATCCGCCTTGGCGATCGACAGCCGATAGTTCGCGAACAGCACCGCGTCGGAATGCTCCTGCAGCAGCGCTGCGGCACGCGGCTGGAGCTTGATCACATACCGGTCGTAGGGCTCGTGCTCCGGGCTGTCGAAGCGCTTGATGTCGGTGTGGGCGATCTGAACGACCGCCATACCCTTGCGGTCACGAAGCGCGTTGAGCTTGTCGATGTACTCACGCCAGACGTTCAGCGCCTCGGCATAGCCCTTGCCGTAGCCCGGCGACTCGATCGACGGCCAGCCGTTGCGCCTGGCGGTCTCGGCCCAGATCAGCGGCTCGAGCCAGTCGACGCTGTCGACCACCACCGTCCGGTAGGGGTGCTCCTCGTTCAGCAGAGCATCGAGTGCCTCGGACACCTCGACGAAGCTGCCGGCCAGCGGAAAATGCGGGACCTGGAGGGTGCCGAGGCCATCCTCGGGCATGATGAATACGGGGGCGTCGGCACCGGCCGCGAAGGTAGTCTTGCCAATGCCTGCGACGCCATGGATCAGCACCCTCGGCGGGCGCAGCGCGTTTGCGGTGCGCAGGGATGCGAGCGAAATGGCCATCACGCCACCTTCCGGATAACGAGTTTGAAACTGGGCTTGCCCGCGCGCACCGTTCGCGCTGGTTCGAACGCTTCGCGGATATGCCCGGGCCAGGCGGTGTACTTCCGCTCCGGCACCTTGATCGCGACGTCGACGTACTCGTCGGGGTCGTCGCCCTCGGCCCGGATGCGCTCGATCAGGGCGGCAAGCTTCTGCTGGTCCCAATCGACGCGCTTCGGCAGGTCGGCGATCACGGTGACAGCGCCATCGTCGAAGCGGATGGTCCCGGTGTCCTTATCCGCGGCCTGACGGACGGCCTGGGCACGATCGGCGTATTTGAGGGCGACAGCGCCATCGAGCCAGTCGCAGGTCGTCTTGGCCTGGCGCAGGGTCTCGTCGGCTTCGTCCTGCAGGAGAGCCAACTGATCGGCGGGCAGAGCGGCGATATCACCGACAGCCATGCGCCGGAGATCATCGAGGCGGATACGGTTGGAGGTCGTCATTGCCGTCCCCTCACGCCACAGGCTTGGCAGGGGTGTCGGCGGTGCTCGCGCGGATCTGCTCGCGCTCGTACTCCTCGACGTCTTCGAGGCGGTACACGACCCGACCGCCGAGTTTGACGAAGCGCGGGCCTTCGCCCGTCCAGCGCCACCGCTCAAGCGTGCGGTGGCTGATGTTCCAGCGCGCAGCCAGGTCGATCTGGTTGAGATGTTTCGTAGCCATCTGTGTCTCCTTGGGTTCTTGTCGAAAACCTGCGGAGAAGATGCAGATCCATCGGCGATCCGTCGTGGGGATCGTCGGGGGATCAATTTGGACAAATCAGGAGGATAGAAGGGGATCTGCAGGGGGATGGCGGGGGATCAGCCCAGGTCCAAGCGCGTCAAGGCCGCGGCGAACCTGACTTTCGCGGGGGGATCAGGAAAATTTGATGTTGAGCCGGTAGCGGCCGCGCCGATCGGATTGAATGAGCGTCCGCCAGTCCGGCTGGGCCTTGAAGAGGTCAGCCATGCGGGTACAGGACGACCCCGCTTCCGCCAGGACCGATTTGCCGTGACGCCAGGGGAATCCAGCGGTTGCGGACTCAAAGAGGATCTGAACCACCCGGCCTTGGATGGGCCCGAGCGTATACAGGCGATCCCCCAGCGTGACCTCGCTGAAGTCGTTGAGCTGCGAGAAGCCGCGCGTGGATGATCGAGGGGTTCCACCGAGGCCGTGCTTGGTCTCGGCGCGATCCCGCTCTTCGCGACGCACCACGAGTTCGTCGCGATTCACCACGACCCCCTCGTCCGGTTGGACAACGTGGCAGTACGCAGCGTCGGGCGCCTCGAAATGCTGGACCCGAACCTCGCCTTGGTGAAACAGTTTGTAGACGTCGTGCGGACGGAGATCCTGCAGGCCTTGAAACCAAGCCTGTTCCTCCGGAATCCGGAACCATTGGCCGTCGTCGGTCTCCTCGTACGAGCCACGTTCTATACGGACGCCGTAAAGCCGCACCGACACCCTCAGAAGACCGTTTTCCGCCAGATAGGCCAGATCGCGCCGAGGCAGTTGCCAGCGCTCCTCCAACTCCTCGAGTGCGAAATACTCCTTCTCGATGGCCGTCATCGCGCACGCTCGTCCGCCGATTATGTTCGCGGTATGTTCTAATCAGTTGACGCGGACGAATCAATCTGCTTTTATCCACATCATCCACACCTTGGACGAGATAGATGCTCACCACGCTCGCCGACAGGCTAAGGGCTCGTGCCCGGCAGATTGGGATGAACGCCCGGGAGGTGGCGGAGGACGCGCGCGTCAACAGGTCCTTCGTCTACGACATCATGCGCGGTCGATCCGAGCACCCGAACTTGGAAAAGCTCGACAAGATCGCCGCGACCTTGAAGGTCGACCGGAACTGGCTGCTCCACGGGAAGGGTGAGATCCAGGGCGACGAGCCGCTGATACATCAAGAACCAGACGAATTTATCTCGATTCCATCCGTCGAGGTCACCGCGTCGATGGGGGGCGGCACGATCGTCGCCAACGAGGTCGAGAGCGGCGAGCCGTATCATTTCAAGAGTTCGTGGATAGCGCACCGCCTGCGCGCCAATCCGGCCAACCTCAGGATCATGCATGTCGAGGGCGACAGCATGATGCCCACGCTCCAGGACGGCGACGTGGTTCTCGTGGATCTCGGTCGCGCCCTGCCGACGCCGCCCGGGATCTTCGTGCTTTTCGATGGCATGGGGCTCGTCGCGAAGCGGCTGGAGTACATCCCGAACTCCGATCCGCCATGCGTGCGGATCATCTCGGACAATCCGTTCTACACGCCCTACGATCGCACCGCCGACGAGATCAAGATCATCGGCAGGATCCGCTGGTTCGGCCGGGAGACCTGAGGTGATCGCCCGGTTTCTCTTCGCTCTCATTTTCATCACGAGCAGCGCAGGGCCGGCGATGGGGACTGAGAGCCTGACCGGCGTAACCTCGGTCATCGATGGTGACACCCTCGATACCCACGGCACCCGTATCCGCTTGCACGGGATCGACGCTCCCGAGAGCACCCAGCTATGCCTCGACCCAAGCCAGAAGCCCTGGCGCTGCGGCCAGCAGGCGGCTCTGGCTCTCGCCGAGAAGATCGGCAGGTCCGTGGTCCGCTGCGAGAAGCGCGATGTCGATCGGTATCAGCGGATCGTGGCCGTCTGCAGGCTCGGCGACACGGATCTCAACGCCTGGATGGTCCGCCAGGGTTGGGCTGTCGCGTACCGTCGGTACTCGACGAATTATGTCCAGGACGAGAACGCCGCGCAGCAGGCGCGCGTCGGTATTTGGATCGGCCGCTTCATCGACCCGGCAAGTTGGCGCCGCGGTGAACGGCTACAGGTCGCGGGCGAGGTCCAACCGCGTTCCTGCCCGATCAAAGGCAACATCAGCAGGAACGGCGAGCGCATCTATCACGTGCCCGGCACCGCGGATTACGGATCGACCCGGATCGACGAGAGCAAAGGCGAGCGATGGTTCTGTTCAGAGGACGAGGCGTTGAAGGCGGGATGGCGGAAGTCGGCACGTTGAAGCAGGCCAGGCTGGCGTTCGTCGCCACCCTGCTCGTGATCCTCAGTGGGTGCACCGGCCGCCCCGACGGCGTGGAGCCGGTCACCTCTTTCGACATCAGCCGATATCGGGGCGTCTGGTACGAGATCTTGCGCCTCGACCACAGCTTCGAGCGTGGACTGACGAACGTGACGGCGACGTACACGCTGCGGGACGACGGGTCTGTCGGCGTGCTCAACCGCGGCTTCGCCCGTGCGAACTGCCGCTGGAAGGAAGCCGATGGCCGCGCCGTATTCCAAGGCCCGCCTGACACGGCCAGCCTCTCCGTCACGTTCTTCTGGCCGTTCGCCGGCGGCTATCACGTTTTTGCTCTCGACCGGCAGGATTATGGCTGGGCCATGATATCAGGCCCCTCGCACGACTTCCTGTGGATCCTGGCGCGAAAGCCCGATCTGTCACCCGAGATCCGACAGCGCCTCGTCGAAAATGCCCGCGGCCTGGGCTTTCCGGTGGATGAACTGATGCTCGTCGACCACGGCCCGACGACGTGCGTACCAGGAGGATCACCGTGACACGCGCCCGGCCAACCGATCAGACCGATACATCGGACCGGGAAGTCCTCGCCGGCCTGGTCGAGCGCGTGACCTTTCATCCCGCATTCCCCGAGTAGCCGGCTGATTTCGCTGTCTTGAACTCAACATTACCTATACAAATCATGGTGTTGATGGCTGCGAGGGGCGTATTTCATGGATCACCCAGAGGGTGCGGGATTACAGCGGGCAGATCGGGTGGATTTCGACCCTCGCGTGCGGCTGGAATTTCGTGGCACGCAGATCAGTTCGGACGGCGGCCTGCTGGTGATGCGCGAGCTTGACGATGCGCTTGGGCTGTCCAATCTGGCATCAGCTTCGCTGCGCGACAATCGTATCGGAAGGAACACGGTCCATCGTCTTGACGGGCTGTTCCGGCAATCGGTGTTCGGGCGGCTGGCCGGATATGGGGATGTGAACGATGCTGACCGTCTCGCGCTCGACCCGGTGATGCGTCAGGTTGTCGGCGGCAGGGCCGTCGATGCGCAAGCAGCTTCAGCATCGCAGATGGGGCGGTTCGAGACCGAGACACTGGCCTTGCCTGAGAACCGGGCGGCGCTGGCCGACCTGAATGGCCGATGGATTGACCGGTTTCATGACCGCAACGGGCTCAAGTATATCGTGCTGGACATGGACAGCTCGGTCAGCCCGACGCATGGCGATCAGGAAGGAGCGGCGTGGAACGGGCATTTCGACTGCAACTGCTATCATCCCAACTTCTTGTTCAACCAGTTCGGCATGCTGGAACGCTGCGCCCTGCGCAATGGCAACGTCCACAGCGCCGACGGCTGGCGGAACGTCCTTGATCCGGTGATCACCCGCTACGCTGGTCGCAACCTTGGTGGCCGCTTCTTCCGGGCCGATGCCGCCTATGCGATCCCGGCACTCTATGAGCGACTGGAAGGGGCAGGCTATTTCTACGCCATCCGGATGAAGAAGAACGCCGTTCTCGAAGGCTGCATCGCTCATCGGTTAACCCGCCCCGTTGGGCGGCCGTCAAAGACCAAGGTGAAGCGGTTCTACGAGGACTTCCAGTATCAGGCTCAGAGTTGGGACAAGCCACGCCGCGTGATCGCCAAGATCGAATGGCATCCGGGCGAACTGTTCCCCAAGGTCGGCTTCATCGTCACCAACCTGCCGATGGAGCCGGACGAGATCACCCGCTTTTACAATCGCCGCGGCACCGCCGAGCAGCATATCAAGGAAGGCAAGCATGCCTTTCACTGGACGCGGCTGTCATGCCGGAAGTTCCGCGACAACGAGGTGCGGCTGCAGTTGCACGCACTGGCCTACAACCTGGCCACCTTCCTGCGCTGCATCGAGCTACCCGAGGCGATGGCCGACTGGTCGCTAACCAGCCTGCAGCTCAAGCTGATCAAGATCGGGGCACGCGTCGTGCGCCACGCCCGCGCCATTACCTTCCAGTTGGCCGAGGTGGCCGTCACCGGCCCGATGGTGCGCGCCATCCTCGCCGCTATCCGCCGATTGCGAGCGCCACCGCTATGCGCATGACCGCGATCCGGACCCAAACTGAACGAAAGCGGCAGGACAGGTCTATCCACTGCGCTGAAAAACACCGCCCCTGGGCCAGGACACAGCGGCTTCCCGGTCTGATCCGCCCTGTTACAGCAGCCTGCGCGACCCCTGACGCCGCTTGGGGCAAAAAACGATTGTCCAGAGGTCGGATTCAGGCGATCTTCACGTCAGTCGGCACGCCGCTTGGGGAATGTCGGTTCATCATCCCACCACTCTTTTCAACGCGTCCTCACTGACTTCAAGGTATTTCTTCTGTTGCTTTCAAAAACAAAATAAACACCGCTAATACAAACAGAACTAAAAAAAACCATTTATGTGCCGAGCGAAAATCTTTTGGCGATAAAGTGGATTTATATGATCCAAAATTCCAAGAAGAACCCGTATTCCACGATAACGAGTCGCGCTTTTTTATCAGCACAACAAGGATGGCAATCGAAGGAAGGAGCCCAAATACGATTAAAAGCCCAATTATGAGAAGATTATTGTCGGGTCCTGACTCTATTTCATATAGAATCTTCCACCACGATTTAGCCTTTGTGTCACAATCCCTGTAAGCGATGACCTTACCAAAATAAGTAGAGTTGGAGTTACCTATACACCTTTCTTCTTGTTCATTAGCTTTTACAAGCTGCTCTACCGTTAGCGTTTTAGCTACTTTATCCCTAGGGTCTACAGCTCCCAAAAACCCATTAGAAGCAGAGATATTGTACCACATATGAGCAGTAATCTTATCCTGAGGAACGCCGTTGCCGTTGCGATACATCCAACCAAGATTGGACTGCGCCCTTGCATACCCCTGCTGAGCCGCCTTGCGATACCACTTCACCGCTTCAGCATAATCCTGAGTGACGCCCCTGCCCTTTTTGTACATCACACCAAGATTGTTCTGCGCAACCGCATCTCCCTGCTCAGCAGCCTTGCGATACCACTTCACTGCTTCAACATAGTCACCAGCCTGTTCAGCCTCCCAGCCTTTAACAGCATCGCTTTGCGCATCAGCCCACACAGCCCCGCCCGAGCCGATTAAGCCCGTCAAAATCACCAGCGTTGTAAGAAGTGGTTTCATCTGCCAACCACTCGTTTCATCGCACCTTCACTGACTTCAATGTATTTCTGTGTCATTTGCAAGCTGCTATGCCGTGCGAGCTGCTGCACATCCCGCAATGACCCACCCGCTGCTGTGATGTTCCTTGCCCATCGTGTAATCGCACTACGTCTTCCGCTATGGCTGCTACATCCCTCAAAGCCCAAATCTTTGTAAAGCAGCCAGAACCAGTTGGTCATAGCAGCAGCAGAAAAGGCTTTGCCTGACTTGGTTTTGAGGATTGTGCCTTCATAATGCGGAAAACGGCTTCTGTGTTCTCCGCATCAAGGCTCGCGGCCATCGCGAACTGATCACTGTCGTCGGACATGCCGCCACCATCGCCGCCGGCGAGTGGGTCACTGCGTCAGGGGAATGGGTCAACGACCATACCCATGGTCAGCAGTTCAAGGCCCGCTTCATGCGCACCTCGGCACCGACTTCCATTGATGGCATCGAGAAATACCTCGGCTCCGGCATGATCCGCGGCATCGGCCCGGTCTACGCCAGGAAATTGGTCAAGGCGTTCGGCGAGAAGGTGTTCGACGTCATCGAGGCCGCGCCCGCCCGGTTGCGGGAGGTCACGGGGATTGGCCAGGTGCGCGCCAAACGCATCACCGATGCCTGGGCCGAGCAGAAGATCGTCCGCGAGATCATGGTGTTCTTGCACAGCCATGGCGTTGGCACGGCCAGGGCAGTGCGAATCTACAAGACCTACGGCGCCGATGCCGTTCAGGTCATGACCGAGAACCCCTATCGGCTGGCCCGCGACATCCGCGGCATCGGCTTCAAGACCGCCGACGCCATCGCCATGAAACTCGGCATCGAGAAGACCGCGATGATTCGGGTTCGGGCGGGAATTTCCTATGCGCTCACCGAGGCCATGGACGAGGGTCACTGCGGCTTGCCCACCGACGAACTGGTGCCACTCGCCGTCGAGTTGCTGGAGGTCGACAAGGGGCTGGTTATGACCGCGATGGATCTCGAACTCGCGGACGGCACCGTCGTCGCCGACACGGTCGGCGAAGCGGCGTGCATCTTTCTCGGTGGACTCTACAGGGCCGAACAGGTCATCGCCGACCGGATACTGCGCCTGGCGAACGGCAACTTGCCCTGGCCCTGGATCGACCCCGCGAAGGCACTATCCTGGGTCGAAGAGAAGACCGGTCTGTCGCTGGCCGAAAGTCAGGTCGCCGCGATTCGGCTGGCCCTCATGTCGAAAGTCGTTGTGATCACCGGCGGGCCCGGCGTCGGCAAAACCACCATCGTCAATTCCATCCTGCGCATCCTGTCAGCAAAGGGCCTCGACCTGTTGCTCTGTGCACCCACCGGCCGTGCTGCCAAGCGCATGACCGAGGCGACCGGTTTCGAGGCGAAGACCATCCACCGCCTGCTGGAGATCGACCCCAAGGGCGGCGGCTTCAAGCGCAACGGCGACAACCCGCTCGACTGCGACCTTCTGGTCGTCGACGAAACCTCCATGGTCGACGTCATGCTGATGCAGGCATTGATGCGCGCGGTTCCGGACAAGGCCGCACTGCTGATCGTCGGCGATATCGACCAGCTGCCCTCGGTCGGTCCGGGTCAGGTGTTGACGGCGAGCTCACCGCCAGCTTCGACGGCCGCACCGTCACCTATGGCTTCGGCGAGCTCGACACCCTGGTTCCTGCTTACGCAGCCACGATCCACAAATCCCAGGGGTCGGAATATCCCGCGGTCGTCATCCCGGTCATGACGCAGCACTACGCCATGCTGCAGCGGAACCTTCTCTATACCGGCGTCACGCGTGGCAAACGTCTGGTCGTGCTGGTCGGGCAGAAGAAAGCTGTCGCCATTGCGGTGAAAAACATCTCGGGCCGGCGGCGGTGGTCAAAGCTGGACGAATGGCTCGGCGCGAAGGTCGGCGGCGAGCTGACAGCTCAGTGATCTCGGTCGACTGTCGCTTGCGCATCGCTTCTAATGATTTTGAGGAACCACGATAACTTACTGATTTATATTGATTATATATCGTTCACGGTTAAGCGTTTGCCTAGCGATTCTGATTGCGAACGGTCTCCATGCACGACATCCTCTCCGGCCCCAACCCCGTGCCTTCCGACCGCATGTCGGCGGACGAACGCCTCAATGAACTTGCGCTCATTCTTGCCGCGGGTCTGAAGCGTATCCTGCCGGAACAGTCCAGTTCTTTATCTGCACCTGGCGAAGACAGTTCATTCGACATTCTCGCCCTTAAACGCCGTGTTGGTCGTCGCAAACCGAGCAACCGAGTTGGAGGGAAATGATGCCAGGAACAAAGAGAAAGCCTGACGCCGCGCCATGGCGGCCGGGCGAACGCAACGCGGCGGACGAGAGCGTGGTGGCGCAGCTTGCGGCACTGAAGCGAATGACGGTGGTCGAGCTGAAGGCGAAGTGGGAAAGCCTCTTCGGCACGCCCGCCCCGAACAACAGCCGCAGTTACCTCGAACTCAGGCTCGGTTACCGGATCCAGGAACTCACCCTCGGCGGGCTTTCGCGCGAGACGCGGCGGACGCTGGATCTACTGGCCGACGAGATCGACGGAAAGATCGGCCGCAAGGCGATCATCGCGGATTCCCGAAACCCGGTCATCGGCACCCGGCTGGTTCGCGAATGGGACGGTGTGGAGCACACCGTCACGGTGATGAAGGACGGCTTCGACTTGCAGGGGCGCAAATTCAAATCGCTGTCGGCGGCGGCGCGGGCAATCACCGGCACTCAATGGAACGGCTACCGCTTCTTCGGCCTGCGCGAAGCCCGGAGGGACGACCGATGAGCCGGTCTCCCGACGCTGCCAGGGACATGCCGCGCCGCCTGCGCTGCGCGATCGCCTCGCCGTGCCGGAGAACCCCGGCGACGCCAACGACCTTTTCTGCGCCGAGGGGCCGGACGCCGTTGCGGCGGTGGTGGCTGGTGCCGCCAAGATATCGCCGCCACCGCCGACCTATCCCGTGCCGTTTCTCACGCCCGAGGAGGCGCGCGCCAGCCTGGCCGATGCCATCGCCGGTTTCATGGCCGCGATCCCGGACTACTGGGCCGCTGTCGCGGCGGCGCAGGAGGAGGCAAAAAAACCCGACACGGACCGCGACCCGCTGGATTTCAACATCGTGGAGCGGGCCGCCCTACCGCCGCTACTCGGCCTGCCGGTCGATGTGGGCCTCGGAAAGACCTCGAGCGCGCGCGCCGCCATCGCCGAACTGATCGGCTCGGGCGGGCTCGGCACGCGCAAGGTCGTCTACGCCGTCCCGCGCCACGATCTAGGCGTCGAGCAGGTCACGGAGCTCAAAGCGCTCGGGCTCAGCGCCATGCTCTGGAAGGGCCGCACCGCGCCCGATCCCACCGACGACAATCCCGATCGGCTCATGTGCCTCGACACCGAGGCCACCTTCGACGCGCTCGAGATCGAGCATCCTGTCGAGCAGAGCTGCTGCAAGGTCAAGAACGGGGCCGAACTGCTGCTCTGCCCCTGGTTCCACGACTGCGGCTACCAGCGCCAGAAGCCGCTGGCGCAGGCGGCGCAGGTCGTCGTCTGCGCCCATGACAGCCTCTTTCACATGAAGCCCGAGGCCATCGGCGCGGTCGGACTGCTCGTCATCGACGAGGCCTTCTGGCAGTCGGGCCTGCGCGGTCTCGACGGCAAGGCGACGCTGACGCAGGACGGGTTGGAGCCCGGTCGCACCTCGCTCACCTGCTACACCGGCAAGGCAAAGATGGATGTGGGCGCGACAGCCGATCTGATCGCCGCGCGGGAGCGGCTCTGCAAGGCGCTGCGGGTCACGGAGCCGGGTCCGCTGCGCCTCGGCCTTCTGGAAGCCGTCGGTCTCACCTCGGACGACTGCCGCCATGCCGCCACACTCGAACGCCGCCGGATGCGCGATGCCGGTCTCCGCCCTGGCATGTCGCCGGTCGAGCGGCGCAAGCGGATCGAGGCGGTCCTGCCGCAAGCGGGCGAGCCATGGGCGCCGCCCGGGCGCTGCGCCACGCTCTGGCTGATCCTCGCCGAGGCGCTGGAGAACGGCCACGACGCCGCCGGTGCCGAGCTCGTCCACGAGATGACCGAGGCCGGCTCCGTCCGCGCGCTCCGCCTGCGCTGGCGCAGCACAATGAGGAAAGGCTGGGCGGCCCAGGTGCCGATCCTGCATCTCGACGCGACGCTGCGCCCGGAACTCGTCCAGACCTACCTGCCGCGGATCGATATCGGCGCGACCGTCGCCGCGCGCCAGCCCCATGTCCGTGTCCGCCAGGCCACTGGCAGCCCGACCTCGGCCCGCGCCATGACGCCCTCCGCCGACGCACCCGAGCGGGACCGCAAGGCCGCCGCGAGCAGGCTGCGCGATCTCCGCGCCTGGATCGATCTCCGGGCCCGGCAATGCCATCGCCCCGGCCAGGCCATCGATCTGCTGGTGGTCGGGCAGAAGGCGGCGATCGATGCGCTCAGGTCCGCCGGCCTGCCGCCAAGGGTCGAGGCGGTGCATTTCAACGCGCTGAGCGGGCTCGACCACTGGGGCGGGATCGGCGGCATGGTGGTCCTCGGCCGCACGCTTCCCGCGCCGCGCACGGTCGAGTTGATCGCGATGGCCCTGACCGGCCGCGTGCCAGCGCCGAACCCGGAGGACGCGGGCTGGTGGTATCCGATGGTCGAGCGCCGCGTGCGGCTCGCGGGCGAACGGACCGCGCCGCTCGCGATGGAGGAACATTCCGATCCCATCGCCGAGGCCGTGCGCTGGTGCATCTGCGAAGGCGAGCTGATCCAGGCCATGGGCCGCGGGCGCGGCGTCAACCGCAACGCCGCCACCCCGCTCGAGATCGACCTGCTCACGGATGTGGTCCTGCCGGTCACCGTCGATGCTCTGGTGCCCTGGTCCGACCTCCGCCCGACTCGGCGCGACCTGATGGCGCTCACCGGCATCGTGCTCGAGAACGCCGCCGACATGGCGGACTGCTTCCCGGAGCTCTGGTCCACGGCCGCCGCAGCCCGGCAGGATCGGTCGAGGAGTGTGACAAACTGCTATTATAGGGATCTCTATAATAGCCAAATGTCACACTCCTCCGCGGAGGTGACCTATCGCCCGGAGGGGGCCGGCCATCGCGCCCGGTCCGCCCGCGTCGATCTCTCCCGCATCCCCGATCCGGAAGCCTGGCTCACCAACCGCCTCGGGCCGCTCGCCAGCTTCATGCTGACGGGATGCAACAGCGACGCATCCGAGTCCAATGGTCCATCCGACGCCGCGCACCTCGACACCCTCGCATCCCGCCTGACCGCCAGCATGCAGGCTGTCCTCGCTGCCCGCCGGGCCGCGCTCGATGCGCTGTCTGCCCGGCTGGAGGCCGCAGAGCTTGTCGCTCTGCGGCGATCTGCTCACCCCGAACCCACAGAGGAGATAGACGCATGATGTTCGACAGAATGCGTGTCTACGACGCCGGGCGCTTCCACGATGTGGATCTTCCCGATTGGTATCATGAGGCCCAAAGCCTCAGCCAGACGGAACGCTTCGATTGGCATTGCGCCCTCGAGCGTGTTCTCGATTGCGAATACACGCTGCTGACGGAGGACTGCACGGCCAGCACCGGCCTCGAAATCCGCTTCTGGCCGAGCGAGAGGAACGGCATCCTTGTCCTGATCGAGGACCCCCTTGGCCTCGTCGAGCAGGTCGTCATCCTGAACCCAACCGACTGGCTGCCGTTCCTGACGAGATACCTCGCCCCCCTGATTGCCACCTCGACGCAGAGTGCCCTGCTGCAGATGCAGGGCAGGATCGCCAACACCCTGATCGCCTGGGCGCGCCACGGCGAAGGCAGCCATGTCGATCACGAGACGGGGTTGAGCCAGATCGACCTCGACAATGACCGGAACCGGCGCCGGGCCGAACAGGTTCGTCAGGCCATGGCGAAAGGCGGCAAGGGGTCCGCCGCATGACCGGGATGCGGTTCATGCCGAAAGGCTACGGCGGCGAGCGGCGCGATCCGGATCGCGTGAAGCGCGACGGCTGGCGCGATCAGGGTGTGCTGGCCGTCTCTGTCGACGACGAGCGCCTGAGCTGGCCAGAGCGCGAGCTGCTGCGCCAGCTCGGCGAGAAGCTCTACGGACGACTCCCGTCCAAGGGACGCACACCGGCCAAGGCGGGTGCGCGATGACCGGCTGGACCGCGGCGCTCGTCGAGGAGCGGCTCGTCGAGGCGGCCGACGTGCTGAAGCGGCTGCCCGAGGTGAAGGTGCGGGGCTACTTCAACACTTGGCCGCAGATGGTCCACGAGTTCGCCGACCTGGTTGGCCAGGAGCCGCGGCGCCTGCGACGCCCGCCGCCCACGTCGGCTGCGATCAGCAGGATGGAGGAGGCGCTGCCCTGGCTCCAGTGGTTGGAGCCCGAGGTCGCCAAGCTCGTCTGGGCACGCGCCGAGGGTACGCCCTGGAAGCCCATCTGCTGGCGCTTTGCCGTCAGCCGGGCGACCGCCGACCGGCGCTGGAAGTACGGGCTCGCCTTCATCGCCTGGCGGCTGAACGGCCGGCACGGGCGCAGCCCACAGCGTGTCCAGGTCCAGAGAATGCCGTCTAACTTATTGAACTACAACAGAACCTAGTGAGACATTTTTGGCTGAGACAGATCAACCGGGAATACATAGGATTCCCGGCAGGATCGGGAGAGACGCGAGCGAAAGCTGGGTCGCTGCCTCTTCGATCCTTGTCTCCCCGAGGACCATCACCATGCAACTTCGCATCACGCGTCCGGCGGTTGTCGCCGATGGCGGCACCACGCGCCAGTTCATGCCGGGGCTGACGGTCACCGTGGCCGACACCACTGCGGCGCGGTTGCTCCGGCTGCAGGCTGCCGTCGTGGTCGATGCCGGTGACGCCGACACCCCGGTCGAGCCCGAGGCCCCGCGCCGACGCCGGAAGTCAACTGATGCCGGTTGAACTCTCCGTCGCGCACACGCTGGACCGAGCGGTCGCGGCACTGTCCGATCTTGAGCGCCGGCAGGTGCCGTTCGCCACGGCCCGAGCGCTGACCTCGGTCGCCTACGCCGCCCGCGACGATGTGCGCAAGGAACTGCCCGGCCGATTCACGCTCCGTCGTCCGTGGGTGGCTCGCGGCATCACGGTCGAGCCCGCGAAGAAGTCGAAGCCGGCTGCCCGGGTCTTCTCGCGCGACGCCTTCATGGTGGCGCAGGAGACCGGCGGCCCGAAGCCCGATGCCCGCCCCATCCCGGCAGGCCGGCTCGCCGCCGTGCACAAGACCCGGGTGGTGCCGCGGAGCCAGTGGATCGCACCGCTGCTGCGCCGCAAGAACGTCTTCTACCGCGCCGGCTCGGTGTTCGAGCGCAAGGGCGACAGGATCGAGGCGCTGTACCGTCTGCGCAGGCAGGTGTCGGTGGCGCCCCGCTTCGGGTTCGCGGCGACGGTCGAGCGCGTGGTCGCCGGTGGCTTCGCCGCCAGCTTCGCTCTCGCGCTCGGACGCGCAATGGACACGGCACGGTGACTCAGTGGAAAACCATCATCAACTCATTGATATTACTTAAAACCTCGTGAGACACTTTTTGCTAAGACATCGATTCTGCGATCTCTTATATTGGATCTGTCATCGAGATGACGCCGCCGGGGACCGAAGAATGGTTCCTCCCGGTTGTATTTCTCGTGGGGGACGCGCGCACCGCGGCGGATCGCTAGCGTCAGAGCCGAAAACTGGGAAGCCAATCCATTTGGAAGCCACCCGCCGAGCCAGAATATCCACGTGATATCAATGGACTAAACTGGACTTCAGGGTGGCTTCCGGAGTCCACCTGGAATCCACCTCGTGGACTCCACCTGGAAGCCACCCCGGCATCCACCCTCCGCTCGACCGAGGTCTTTGCCATTATGTCGCTCAGCTTCGCGCCCGACCAGGTTGCGTCCTGGCCGATCGGACGGCTGCTGCCCTATGCCCGCAACGCCAGGATCCACGACGACGGTCAGGTGGCGAAGATCGCCGGCAGCATGGCGGAGTTCGGCTGGACCGTGCCGGTGCTGGTCGCCGGAAGCGGCGAGATCATCGCCGGCCACGGCCGGGTGCTGGCGGCTCGCAAGCTCGGGCTCGAAGCGGTGCCGGTGATCGTTCTGGATCACCTGACCCCGGCGCAGCGTCAGGCTTACCGCATCGCCGACAACCGGCTGACAGAACTTGGCGGCTGGGACGAGGCGCTGCTTGCCGGCGAGCTGAAGGAACTGGTGGCAGAAGACTTCGACCTGTCGCTGGTTGGCTTCGAGGATGGCGAACTCGATCGTCTGCTGGCGCTCGACGAAGATGGCGGGACGGAGTCGGAAGCAGGCACTCCGCCGGTCGTGGTGCCGGAGCCGCCGCGCAATCCGGTATCGCGGACAGGCGACCTCTGGATCCTCGGCGACCATCGGCTGCTTTGCGGCGACAGCACGAAGCCCGAGGACGTTCGGCGCCTGATGAACGGCGAGCGGGCGGTGCTGTTCGCGACCGACCCGCCCTATCTGGTCGACTACGACGGCTCGAACCATCCGACGCGGAACAAGGACTGGTCGCACTCCTACGGCGTGACGTGGGACGACAGCAGCCAGGGCTCCGACCTCTACGACGGCTTCATCGCGGCGGCCGTGGCCGAAGCCATCGCCGAGGACGCGGCTTGGTACTGCTGGCACGCTTCGCGCCGCCAGGCGATGCTGGAGGCATGCTGGGAGAAGGCCGGCGCCTTCGTGCATCAGCAGATCATCTGGGTGAAGGATCGCGGCGTGCTGACCCGGTCCCATTACCTGTGGAAACACGAGCCGTGCTTCATGGGCTGGCGCCGGCCGAACCGGCCGCCGAAGGTGGCGGACGAGACATTGGCGTCGACCTGGGAGCTGCCGAGCTTCGCGAAGGACGAGCGGCCCGACCATCCGACGCCGAAGCCGCTCGACGCCTTCGGGATCCCGATGCGCCAGCACGTGGCGCGCGGCGGGCTCTGCTACGAGCCGTTCTCTGGCTCCGGCTCGCAGATCATGGCGGGCGAGGCCAATGGCCGGCGCGTCTTCGCTATGGAGATCAGCCCGGCCTATGTCGATGTCGCCGTAGAGCGCTGGCAGGCTGAGACCGACCGCGACGCTGTCCTGGACGGTGACGGTAGGACCTTCGCCGAGATGAAGCTCGACCGACTTGGCGAGGCCGTAAAGAACGAGGAAGCGGTAGCATGAAGCAGTCGCGTGTCATGTCGATGATCGAAGCCGCGACGAACGTTGTGGTCGGCTACCTGCTGGCCATCGCCACGCAGATCGTCGTGTTCCCGTGGTTCGGGATCGAGACGGGGCTTGCCGAGCACATGACCATCGGCCTCGCCTTCGTGGGGGTGTCGCTGTTGCGCGGCTACGCGCTGCGGCGACTGTTCGAGATGGTCCGGGTGCGCGGCGCCCAATGAGAGACCGCCGCCCCCGAAGGACGGCGGTCTCCACGATTGGCAGCTGTCGCTGGGTCAGGCTGGCGGCAAGCGGTAAACCCGCCCGCGACCATCGATCTTCTCCGACGTCACGTCGAGACCGAGCTTCTTCTTCAGCGCGCCGGCGATAGCACCCCTGACCGTGTGAGCTTGCCATTCGAGGGTCTCGGCGATCTCGGGGATGGTGGCGCCTTCGGGACGCCCCAGCATGGCGATCAGCTGGGCCTGCTTGCTGCCCTCGCGCGGTGTTCGCGGCTTGGACGCGGGCTTCGTCGCGGCCGCGGCTTCCGTCGCGGCGTCCTCGGCCGGCGCCTCAGTGGCGCCCGTCGGCGCGCTGTCGGCGCTATCCGGCGCAATGCCGATGGCTGCCAGTCCGGTCTGGGTCGCGATCAGTGTGGTGCCATGTCCGTTGCCGGTCTCGCGCCAGACAGGCTCCCCTATGCGGAGGTCGGCATCGACCTCCTCGACGAGGCCTTTGGCGATCATGGTATCCACCACCTTGGCGGCAGCACCTCCGCGCAGGGAGCCGGGAAGCGGCAGGACGTTGTGGCCCTCGCGCTCAGCGGCGGCGCGGAGGATTGCGGCTTGTGTGTCAGTGAGCTTGGTCATGGGGTCGTCTCCTTGGTCGGGACCGCGCCGGTCGCGGCCCTTCTACGACCCCAAGCCGCGCGGCATGGCGCGGCCGGAGTTCGGGCGGTAGCCGGGTTCACTCGGCGTGTTCGCCCTCCTTGAAAGCGGCGTCGGTGATGCGGTTCAGAAGTTCAGCGTAGTGGGCGAGCGTTCCGACATGGCCCCAGTTGATGTCGTCGGGCGCGTAGCCAAAATGGTCGTCGCTCAGGCTCTTCAGTCGGTCGAGCATCGCGTCGATCTCGGCCTTGGCGGCGATGAAAGCGTCGATGGCTTGCGGCTTGTTCCGGGTCTTGATCATGGCTGCCTCCGTCCTTGCTGGTGACGTCATAAAGGCTCTGATCGAAGTCCGTATCAAGTCGATAAGATCATGATTTCGAACACTAATCAGCGCTTCCCATGCAGGGGCTGAGCGAGCGTCAGTACGCGGCTCACCGTGGTGTGTCGCGGGGTGCGGTGCAGAAGGCGCGGACCAGCGGGCGCCTGGTGCTGCATGAAGACGGATCAATCGACGCCGCCGGCTCGGACGCGCGCTGGTCATCGTCGACCGACCCGGCGATGGCGCGCGGGAACACCAAATCGGTTCCGGCCACCGCTATAGCCGGCGTCCGCGACACCCTCGCCGAAGCGGGCCAGCCAACGGCCGGTGCGACGACGTTCATGCAGGCGCGGACCGCCAACGAGGTGCTGAAGGCGCAGGAACGCCGGGTACGCCTGCAGAAGATGAAGGGCGAGTTGATCGACCGGGCGCGGGTGGTCGGCCAGGTGTTCGCACTGGCACGGACGGAGCGCGACGCCTGGGGGCACTGGCCGGCCCGGGTCGCCGGCCTGATGGCGGCTGATCTCGGGGTGGAAGCCGGGCTCCTGCGCCGCGTCCTGGAGAACCATGTCCGCCAGCACCTCGCAACGCTTGCCGAGCCGAGGCTCGCCATCGACTGACCGGTCGGACGAGCACGGCTACGATGGCGGCGACGCGGTGCTCGCGGCCTGGTTCCAGGGCCTGGCACCGAACCCGGACCTGACCGTCTCGGGGTGGGCCGATCGGCATCGCCGGCTGACCTCGGTGGCGTCGGCCGAGCCCGGTGCCTGGCGCACCGAGCGCACGCCCTATCTGCGCGCCGTCATGGACGACCTGTCGCCGTCGTCCGCGGTCGAGCGGGTGGTGTTCATGAAGGGCGCCCAGCTCGGCGGTACCGAGGCGGGGCTCAACTGGCTCGGCTATGTGATCCATCACGCCCCGGGCCCGCTGCTGCTGGTGCAGCCGACGGTCGAGGGCGCCAAGCGCGTCTCCAAGCAGCGCGTCGATGCGCTGATCGAGGCGAGCCCGGATCTGGCCGCCCGGGTCCGCGATCCGCGCTCGCGCGATAGCGGCAACACGGTGCTGATGAAGGAGTTTCCGGGCGGGGTGCTGATCCTGACCGGCGCCAACTCGGCGGTCGGCCTGCGCTCGATGCCGGTGCGCTATCTGTTTCTCGACGAGGTCGACGGCTATCCGGGCGATGCCGATGGGGAAGGCGATCCGGTTGCACTGGCGATCCAGCGTGCCGCAACCTTCCTGAACCGCAAGATCCTGATGGTGTCGACGCCGACACTGAAGGGGTTCAGCCGGATCGAGGCGGCGTACCTGGAGAGCGACCGGCGCGTGTTCGCCGTGCCCTGCGACGGCTGCGGCGAGCGCCATCAGATCCTGTGGCGGGACATCCGCTGGCCGGGAGGCCAGATCAACGAGGCGGCCTGGCATTGCCCGACGTGCGGCACCCGGCACCCTGAGCACCGCAAGCCCGCGTTGCTCGCCGCCGGAGCGTGGCAGGCGACGGCGCCCGGTGACGGGCGAACGGCTGGCTATCATCTTTCCAGCCTCTACAGCCCGTGGGTGTCGTGGGCGGAGATCGCCGCCGAGCACGCCGCCGCCCGGGAGGACCCGGTCCGCCTCAAGGTCTGGGTCAACACCAAGCTGGCGGAGACCTGGGAGGAGCGCGACGGCGAGCGGCTCGACGCCGATGGCCTGATGCTCCGCCGCGAAAACTGGGGCACTGCGGTGCCGGCCGAGGTCGCGGTGGTCACCTGCGGCATCGACGTGCAGGACTATCGCCTGGAACTGGAGATAGTCGGCTGGGGCCGGGACGAGGAGAGCTGGTCGCTCGACACCATGGTGCTGTGGGGCGATCCGGCCGGCAGCAGGGTCTGGGACGACCTCGATGCGGTGCTGGCGCGGCGTCTGCCGCACGCGACGCTGCCCGGCGGTGTCGCCATCGACGCCGCCTGTATCGACACCGGCGGCCACCACACTTTGGCGGCCTACGCCTTCTGCCGGGGCAAGGAGCGACGCCGCATCTGGGCGATCAAGGGCATGGCGGGTGCCAGACCGATCTGGCCGCGTCGGCCGAGCCGGGCCAACAAGGGCAAGGTTAACCTGTTCGCCATCGGTGTCGATGCAGCCAAGTAGGCTGTCTATGCCCGGCTCAAGGTCGTGCCACCGGGAGCCGGGTCGTGCCACTTCCCGCTGGAACGAGACGCGGCGTGGTTCGAGCAGCTGACCGCCGAGCGCGTGCGCACCCGCTACGTGAAGGGGTTCCCGCAGTGCACCTGGTGGAAGCCGGACGGCCGGCGCAACGAGGCGCTGGACACACGGGTCTACGCCTACGCCGCTTTGCGCGGCCTGATTGCCATGGGGCTGTCGCTCAATGCCCGCGCCGCGGCACTGCCGGTGACGCAAACCAAGACCACGCCATCCACACCTGTCGTCACAAGCCCGGCTGGCAGCGGAACTCGCTCAACTCCGGAAGCTCGAACGGGTTCGTGA